TCTGGCTGCAATCGTCCCAATCATCACCAATTTGCTTCGTCCAGCCTTTGAAGCCATCGGCAAAGTAATGTCATTCCTAGTCCCAATCATTCAACAAATTGTCAGCTATGTTGTCAACCTTGGTGAACATTTTGAAACATCCGGAAATAAGATGGGAATTTTTTCAAGTATTGGCAAAGATCTTGGAAATGTCATCAACGACATCAAGTCAATGTTCAATGCCATTTTCCCAGTCTTAAAAGATGTCTTCAATTTTGTCTCCACATTCCTAGCACCAGTTTTGGGAGTTGTCCTAGTTGCAGCTTTCAAAGGCGTGGAGATAGCTGCTGCTGTTGTCAAGGATTTATTCATCGGCATCGTTGATGTTATTAAGGGTTTAATCACTGTAACCAAAGACGTTGGAATTGGCATCAAGGATGTTTTCAATTTCATCGTTGCCGGAATTAAAGGCTACATCGATGGAATCATTACCATCATCAACGCTGTAATCGATTTAGTTAACAAGATCCACTTCAAGGTTCCAGACTGGGTTCCACTTCTAGGCGGTAAAGAATTTGGCGTTACGATTCCAAAGATTCCGATGCTTGCCGATGGTGGAATCGTCACCTCGCCAACTTTGGCGATGGTTGGAGAAGCTGGTCCAGAGGCTGTTGTCCCGCTAAATAAAGCGGGCGTGGGACAGGGGATGAATGTCACGATCCATGTTGCCGGATCTGTAATTTCCGAGAAGGATCTAGCGGCGAAAATGCGTTATGAATTGGCTCAACTATTGCGTCGTAAAGGCGCCCCACTCGCAGCTCTAGGACTATAAAGTGTCGGCATTTTTAGATGGCACAAATGGACCAACGCTGTCGATTCAGTTTTACATCAATGGCTCATGGGTCACTGTTACTCAAACCAATGTTCGCCAAATCCAAATCAAGCGTGGCCGTCCTCGTGCTGATCAAAAGAATGATCCAGGCGCTGCCACGATAGTTTTTGGCAACCTTTCAGGCTACTACGATCCCGAATACACCGGATCGGGCAGTCCTTACGTCATAAGTGGCGTAAATCAGCTTAAGGCTGGCCTACAAGCCCAGATCTTGGCAACTTGGTCTGGAACTACCTACACGCTATTTGTGGGCTATTTAGAGACCAACATGGTCGATCAAGGTTTTGATCCAACTGCCACAATGGTCTTTACCGATGGTATTGCCTTACTTTCCAAGATGTATGCCTTGGCTCAATCTCCAGCAGCTTACAGTGGGGAAACTACTTCGGCCAGAGTCGGTCGGATGTTGACTTATGCAAATTGGACTGGCTCAAGAAATCTTTCAGGCTCGGTTCAAATGCAAGCAACGACTCAATCTGGAACTCTCCAAACCTTGATCGAACAAGCTGTCGCTTGCGAAGCCGGTCGCTTTTATATCTCCAGAGATGGCGTTGCAACATTCGTTCCACTCTCAGATAAATTCAACCGACCAACTCGCTTGATGCTTTCAGACTCCAGAGCTTATGGGACGATCGAATATGATCACATCGAAACTACTCCAGGGACTTATCAAGTAGTCAACGAAGCAATTATCCAGCGGGATAGTGCAACTCAGCGTCGCTATCGCCATCTTCCATCGACCACCGCTTTTGGTCTAAAGTCAATCACAATCAACGCACCGATCTTAAATGATTCAGATGCCGACAACCTTGCAAAATACTTGTCTTATAAAGATCACAATCCACAATCTTTGGTTCAATCCATTCAATTCTCAGCCCACGCATTAGATGTCCTTTATCCGGATTTCTTGGCGATGGAAATTGGCGACCAAATCACAGTCGAGCGAACCACAGTCGATGGTCGCACATTAGAGTTATACACAGTCCTTGAAGGCTATCAACATGACATCACTTTCGATTCCTGGCGAACCAACTTGATGACCTCACCGATGAATCCATATTCGATAACGATCTAAGGGGAATAAGATGCCAATAGCACCGCAGATCACAAACACACCGATTCCAGATTCAGTCTGGTTTACGACTAGCGACTTTCAATATGACTCAACCGCTACCGTTCAAACCACCACTACATTCACGCAATCAACCGCACCTAACGCTTCGGCGATCGGCGATATCTGGTTCGATACTTCAAATGGAAATAAGCAATATCGGTGGGACGGATCGTCATGGGTTGCGGTTCAAGATGCAGCTATTGCATCGGCGGCTTCAAATGCTTCAACGGCCTTGGCTTCCGCTAATGGAAAAAACAAAGTTACTTATTCAACATCAACACCGTCTGGAACCTATTCCAACATCCAAACTGGAGACACTTGGTTCGTTTACAGCGGAAGCGTAATCACAGCCGTTTACAAATGGGACGGAAGCTCTTGGACTTCTCAAGCCTTAAATCACACTGTAATTTCAAGCATAGATGCAGGATCAATTCTTGCCGGAACGATCACAGTTGCCCTTGGAATTACAAATCCATCTGGTAATTTCACAGTTGATGCTTCAACCGGTCAATTAACAGCTACTGGAGCCAATATCAGCGGAAGCATTACTGCTAGTTCTGGAAGCATTGGCGGATTCACCATTGGCTCTGGATATTTAAATTATGGTTCAACTTATTTTTACAGTGGCGGTTCTGGGACTTACGCTTTAATCGATAACTCGAGAATAATATCAGCTTATCAATTAGTGGCGACCGGCACTGCTATCAACTCATTTACCACAAGCGGTGGCATATTTGCTGGCTCAACCAGTGCAAACGCCATTTCAACTAGCGGTGGCGCAAATATAGGTGGAACCACTGCAACTTATTCTTTATCTGTATCAAATACAGTTTATCTAAGTGGTGGATATGGAGTTAACTCCAGTTGGAGTCCAAACACTGACAATACTTACAACTTAGGAATCAGCGGATCCTATCGCTGGAGTCACGTTTATGCCAACAATACAACCATCACCACTTCGGATGCTAGATTAAAAACCGAAGTTAAGCCATCGGCCTTGGGTCTTGATTTCATTAAATCCTTAAATCCTGTCAGTTATAAGTGGATTGTCGGGGGAAATCAGATTGAATTAGATTCTACCGGAAATCCAATAATTGAATCGACTGATCAAAATGGAAAGCCAGTTTACAAAACAACCACTTTGCCAGGAAAACGCACTCATTACGGACTAATTGCTCAAGAAGTTAAATCCGCACTTGATAAGGCTAATGTTGGAGATTTTGCTGGTTGGGTTCAAGATGATTTAACAAAATCCGATTCTTATCAATCTATTTCTTACGAGCAATTTATTTCACCATTGATTAAAGCAGTTCAAGAATTATCCGCACAAGTTACTGAATTAAAGGGGAAAATAAATGGATAACATTCAAATTGATGCGGCAGAGTTAATTAAGGCTCTCAGCGAACACATAGCAAATTTAACGCAGGAGAATTTAACTTTGAAACTTTATATTGGTAAAATAGGCTCTGGGGGCAATAAACCTCAAGAGTAAGGAAAAACTAAATAACACTCAACGACTGGTCCAACTGGGCGAACATCTTTTATGGGTTCACCTTTACCGCAGGAGCAATCGGGGGAGTCCTTTGGTGGATATTCCATCGGGTAATCATCCACATAATTGCTGGAACACTTCGCAAAAACAAGAAATTATCCCTTCACATCAAGGAAGGGGAATTGGATGTTTAAGCGTAAATATGTTCATCCAGATACCGGAGATAGCCTAACTTTTAGCGAGCAAGTTTCGTGGAAAGTTCAAGGCATCATCCGAAACTGGTATTTCATCATTCTTTGGTCTGCCCTAAGCATCGCTTGGTGGATTAAACCTTCATGGTTCAAAGATTCTGCATCTTATGTTCATTGGCAGTTAGTTGCCAGCTTCATCGCTGTGGTCATTGAATTGATCGTCGGTATTTCGATGCTATCTCAAACAAAACGAGATGCTCAGATCCTTCGTGAAATTCGCAAATTGACCAGAGAAGAAGCCGATGACATTCAAATCATCATGGAAAGCATAGATGACGAAAGCCTATGAGCCAAAGCCAGGGGATTATGGCTGTGTCAAAACCAACGGATTGATGGGCAAGTTGATTCGACTTGGAACCCTCAGCCGTTGGAACCACGCTTTTATTTATATTGGCCAAGGCAAGATCATCGAAGCCAATCCTCGTGGAGTTGAAATCAGTTTAATTTCAAAGTATCCACACATTGCTTGGAATCGTCACGAGAAGATCAACGACATTCAGCGTGAAGGAATTATCTGGAAGGCTCATCAAATCATCGGTAAGCCTTACGGATTTTTCCTAATCATTGATTTGACGCTTCGAATCCTTGGGTTGAAAATTTTGGCAAATACTAAATTAATGAAATATCTGTCAACCAAAAATGGTTATATCTGCTCAGAATTGGTTGCTGAATGTTATAGTCATGTCCAACATCCACTATTCGAGAAGCCAGATTATTTGGTGACTCCAGGCGATTTGGCTGAAAGGTTGATCTACCAGTGACCAGCGGTCTCGACATTGTCAACATTGCTCAAAAGCAAATCGGTTTTATTGAAGGCCCAAACAACGAAAATCCTTATGGCGCTTGGTATGGAATTCCAAATCAAAGTTATTGTGCGATGTTCGTCTCATGGGTTTTCGCCCAAGCAAATGTCTCGGCTCTGGTATCTGCTCAAACTCAAAAAGGGTTTAGTTACTGCCCAGATGGATTGTCTTGGTTTCAAAAACAAGGTTGCGTCGTAAACATCAAAGATGCGAGAACCGGTGATTTGGTTTTCTATTCTTTCAGCAATAATGGCATTGCAGACCATGTCGGGATCATTGAAAATGCTTCAACCGCCGGAATCACTACGATCGAAGGCAATACTTCGCCGGATCACGCAACCGGAGATCAAGCTAATGGCATTGGGGTATTTCGCCGTCATCGGCCTTACCTTAATGTCATGGCGATCGTTCGTCCTAAATATCCAAACCCAGTCAGACCTGCTACCAACGCAACCCAAAACAAGGGTTTAGCTGCTGGAGTTGCAGGGGTGACTGCTTTGGGTGGTGGCAGTGCAGCAGTTCTAACAAACTCAAGCACACCAGCAACCACCAAACCACCAACCGTAATCGTTGCACCGCCATTTCCTGGCACATCGGCTTTCAAAATTGGAGCCAAAGGTAATGCCGAATTAATCGTTGCAAGAGCTTTGGCAAATGCCGGATTATTACCAACAAATTTGATCAACGATGTTTTAACAGCTGAAGAATTGGCTTTAATCCCTGTCTACCAAGCAAAATATCCTGGACTCAAAGGTCACAAAGGAATTGATGCTTTCACTTATACCTCGATGGTGGCAAAGGCTGGCTCCTAATGTTTAAGCTTCACTACAAAGATCCGAAAGCAGTTGCACTTGGGAGTGTCGCTGGATTAACTGTCTGGAAAGCGTCAAACTTTGCTATCGATCCAAGTCATATCAGTGAAGTAGTATTAGCGGCATTAACAGGGGTCTCGGCTCCAAAGCAAGAATCGGGACGTGCAGACATCGAGCAGGAATCACATATCGTCACACCTTACGTCAACAATATGGAGAGCGAAGAATGAAACTATCAACAAAGCAATCTGATCTGATTAAGTCATATTGGCACGCATTTATTGCAGTTGAAACTGCTTTTGTTATCCAATATGGAAAAAATTACATTGCAAGCCCACACGCAAAATTTAACTTGGCATCTTTTGCTTACTCAGCACTTGGAGCAGTTGCAGCACCTGCGACTCGAGTCCTGGTTGCAAAGTATCCATTCTTCAGCCCATTGGCCTTGCGTATCACCACAAAGATCGCAAAGGGAGAATCAACTTTAACGCCAACTAAGCCGGTTGCATAACACATCAAATGTCGCTTAAAAATGCCATTGAGGATCTGTTAAAGAATCCACCGCTTCAGCAGGGTTATATCTGCAAGATAGCGAAGATTCTTGGCGATCTTAGTCCAGAGGATGCCAAAGCTTTATCAAATCTTTTAGATAATCAAGAGATTTCATCGGCGGCAATCGCTCGACTATTGACTCAGCATAATTATGACGTAAAATCAGCTTCTATTGGTAAGCACCGAAAACGTGGCCAAGGCAACGGTTGTCGCTGCAAAAAATAGAAAATGACACTTCGATCAGATATTAAACAATTACTGAAGAAGTCAAGCAAGGAGTCGAAGTCAGCGACCCGAATTTCCTTTCCTCAAACGACTAGGCTTCGGGTCCTAGCATCTTCAAACTTTATCTGCCAACATTGTGGAGCTGATCTTTTCAAGGTCGAACCACACATTGACCACATCGTCCCCATCTCTAAAGGTGGCAGCAACGATGAGTCAAATCTTCAAGCCTTATGCGCCGACTGTAATTTGGCCAAAGGTAATCAAGACGATCAGGGGGCAAAAATGGCAAGACGCAAAGAAATTCTCGATGAAGCCAATCGCTTAACTCATGGAGATCGAGACAAAAACTATGGCACGCCTAAGACCAATCATGAACGCATTGCGGCTCTCTGGAGCATCGTTTTGGAGCATCCAGTAACACCGGCACAAGTTGCCCTCTGTATGGCTCAGGTCAAAGTTGCCCGCTTAATTCAAACTCCTAACCACCTCGACAGCTTCATCGACGGTGCTGCTTACCTCGCAATCAGCGGAGAATTGGCCACAGAGCCCGAATAATCTTCCCGAATGATGCACAAGCCCTCAACGCCACCTCGCCGGCGTTGGGGGCTTTTCAGCATTTTTTGGGTAAGACACGCCGATGGTCGGTTATTGCATAGGTTCTGAATTCGTGAGACCGTTATCCCACGCCCAAATCGGGTGCATCGAAGACAGGGGACGGAAATGGTTATTTATACGATCATCATCCTAATCATATTGGCGGCGACTGCATTTATCGTCAAGTTTCAAATGCCAGACGAAATTGACATCCAAATCGCCAACGCCATGCAATACGAAAAAAACCAAAAGAGACTCGAGGAGATTCTTAAGGGTGGAAAGAAATGACCCCGAAGATTGGAGATCAGATAGTCCTATCCTTCACCGGAACAGTCACCGAAATCTTTACCTCACCAGGTAACGTGGACATCGTTCAGGTAATGACAGATCAGGGAATCCAGCACACGTTTTGGCCAGCTGAAGAATCTTCAGTGACCATTTCGGTCCTAGAGAAAGCAGAGAAAAAATAATGATCATCAAGTTAATAGATTATCAATTCGTAGGATGGTTGATGGTAGTTGCATCACTTTTCT